ACATAGAGCAGTTATTAATTCTGATACTTTCTTTGACTCTAAAGGCAGTGAACTCAATCAACTCATGAGACAACAGTTCGTAGAAAGTATGGAAGACGAAGCTACAGAAGAATTTGGTAGAGAAATGAATCTACTTTTTGAATCTAAAGCATTTGCATTAGGAAAACAACTCAACAATATTGAAGAGTCTCAGAAAAGTTTGTCGAGAGCATTCGCACATATGACTAAACCTGCCGTATTTGGCATTATAACAGCGTATCGTGGTGATTACGACAAAGAACCAGACTCAAAGGGAAGAAAGAACCCAGAACGACAAAATGGATTAATTAAGAGAATGCAAGCACTTGGATATGGTGTATTTAAATTGTTCGGTGCATGGGACGAGGGAGAGGGCGTTGGTAGAGAAGAGTCGCTACTTTGGTTTCCAAGAGACAAGAGTGTTGATGGTATAGAAGAAGGGCAAGAGATAAAGGATTTAACTGTAGCATGGGCGAAGGAGTTTGAACAAGATGGGGCTATCTATAGAGACATTCCTGACCCGACTGCTCCTGTGATGTTATTTAGACACAAAGAGACAGATTGGGATACAGGAGAAGTAAAAGTAATCAATGACCATATTAAAGTTGGTAGTGGTTATAAATTATCAGATGACGTTTCTGGTAATGAAGGTAAACTTTATATGAATAGAATGAAGAAAGACCTTGGTTCTGCTTGGTCTGAGTTGACTGATAAAAAGGGAAAGAATTTTGTTTTTGAGTCATTGGAGAAATTGGAGGATTAATTATGAAACTTATTAATGAGGAATATTGGAATCATTGGGAAACTAAGAGAATTGAAGGAAATGATGGTAGACCACCGATGCCAAAGGAACTACCAAATATTTCTGAGAATAGAGTTCTTTATAATCCACCTTGGATTTGGAATGGTATAAATAAAAAGTACGAAGCAAACGTTATGAATTATTTCAGAGTGTTAGTTGGAACAAAACCACCAAAGGAGTACGATGGAACAATCTAATAAGATTTACGTTTCAACTATATCATCATTGTCTCAGAATGAACTGATTCGTCTTTATAAAGAATTAAAAGACGAAAGTTGTACCAATGCTGAGATTTTAAAGTGTATTAATTTTTTAATTAAGAGAAGTTGTAAGGGGTAGTAATATGGCACAAAGAAGTTGTTTGGATTGTTTCAGAAAGCACATTGCGACAGCTAATGTCTTTGAAGACGAAGCTGCAATAAGTGGGGCGTACCCAATCCATAAGTGGTTGGCTATTGGTGAACTCAATGCCGCTGCTAAAGAAGTTAGTAAAGAATATCCGATACTAGCAAATATTACTAGACAACATACTCTTGCTTATCAAGATGATAATGCAAGATTCCCAACTGTGGAAATTTTAGAACTTGCAACAAATATTGAAAAAGATGAAGAAAGTGAAGAAAATTTCGACATATAAATCATAAATACAATTGAAGGAAAGAAAATAAATCATATTATGCTTACTTTTGTAAGTTATCAAACGACTTAGTTTTCTTTCTGGACTTTCTCCTTTTATGCAATCCCTCATTTTTTTGGGGGATTGCTCTTTTATAGACCTAAATAAGATAGATTTATAAAGGATTCTAATGCAACAACCAAACGAAGAATATTTTTATCATAGAGCAATTAGGTCACAAGTCATAGCATTCATGATGTTATTCAATCATATGAAGGTTGTCGATGAGATAAATGACGGAGAAACAGGCATATCTCTGAAAGAAACTCCGATTGATATCACGTATAGCCCTAAAGAACGAATTGCTATCGACCAAGTTTACCAGTATTCCCAAACATATTATAATACTAATGTCCCTAAGTTTACTGTGGGAATCAATAGCATTACATATGATTCATCGAGAGCATTGAATTTTTATAGAAAAAGAAGAATCAAACAAAACACTCAGCAATATAGTGATAGAATGCCAGTTCCATATAATATTGGGGTATCTTTGCATATGTTGTCTAAGTTTGAAGGTCATATCAATCAAATCGTAGAAAACATTGCTCCATTCTTTTCTCCTTATATTATTATGAGAATGAAAGAAAATTATAAAGAGTTACCAGATATTCCAAGAGAGTTGAAAATAGATTTCTCAGGTGATGTCCAAAGAGACATTCCTATACAGTGGAGTGATATTGAACGCAGAAATATTAGAGCGCAGATGGATTTCACTATTAGGGGTTGGTTATATAGACCATTAGAAGAACAGGCTGGACCAATTTACAGAATTCCTATTAGACTCTGGAGGTCTGCCGAAGATATTGAGTGTGTAAATGGAGAGAGTAGCGAGACAATTAAGATGGATTGTTATGATGGGTTGCTTGACTCGATGGTTGTTACTGGACCAAACTATAATTTTTAATAATTTTTTTACTAAAAGAACGTATTACATATACTAAATATCATAGTAAGTGTAGTATTTTAAAAATAGTAAAGGATTTCAACTATGGCTAGTATAAGAGCAGGTTTAAGCGCAGGTGTCAGAGTTCTTGAAAAGGACATTTCTGACCATGTTAGTAATCAAGTTTCAACCGTATGTATGCTTATTGGTAACTCTATAAAGGGACCTGCTAATAAGATTAAAGTTGTTAATACAGAAAAAGAATTCGTAGAACTTTACGGTGAACCTACAAGCGATACTGCTGCAACTTTCTTTGCTGCAAGTGGTTATTTTGCAAGAGGTGGACAACTTGTTTATACAAGAGTAGTAGATAGACCAACTGCTATTGTTTCTGCTATTGGATTTGACATCAACTCAGATAATGAGCCTGATGGTTCTCTCCCATTAGTTGCAAATCTTGACCCATATATTTATAATAATGACCTTAGTGATTACGCTGAAACAAGTGACGACACTATTGTTACTCAGGAAGATGTAGACGCATTCTATAATACAGATAATAGTTCTACTCAGGCTTTCTATACTCGCCACACATTTAATAGAGCGTATCCAAGAGAACGTAATACTGAATATGAATATGGTGATATCGTTCATGATGGTTGGGTTGAGGCTACAGAGGTTGGTGACGTTGAACATTTCTCAGGCGACTCAATAAATTTCCCTAATGGTTATGTTTATCAATGTGTTAAGGCAGGTCTTACTTCTTACGCATGGAATAGCGAAGCTCAAAAGACTGACGCAGTTGCTAATGGTACTGGTAATAGTGCTGATGAAGTTATAACTTGGGACGAAGATATTGGCGACACAACTACCGAAGGTGAAACAATTTGGCAACGAGTTGAATGGGTAGAAGAAACAGGTATTGGTGGTATTCGTTATAAACATGGTACAACTATTACTCCTGAATACTATGATCCAGATGACACATCTACTTTCGATTATAATGTCACAATTAATGATGAAGCAAAAGCAGAAGACCTTGTTATCGCAGGTATTGGTCCGGGCAATGCATATGATGAATATTATATTGCACTACTTAGCTTTGCTGATGCAGAGAAACTTAAGAAGTATTCTTTCTCAGTTAATGTTCCAAGAGAAACACTTGCATCTGACTCATACGTTCCAAATGAATTCGTATCTTGGTCTTCAAATGGTGAAACAAATATTAAGCACAACCTTTCAACTGTTACTTACGGTGAGTATGTAAATACATTTGATTTCCTTAATAATCTTCCGGCTGACCTCCCTAAGACTCCAGAAGAGTTTGGTCTTTTTGTTCTAGTAAGAGATACAGTTTCTAATTCATGGGGTACTGCTGAATACTGGAGACTTTCAACTAATCCTAATGGGTTTGATGAAAATGGTCAAAATATTTATGTAGACGAAAAACTTAACAGTGCTTCTAAACTTGTTCGTGGTACACTTGCTACCGTTGCACAAAACTCTACAGTCACAACAACACTTCCTATAGCACTTAACGGTGGTACGGTTGGTGAACTTGCTAACTTCTACGAAACTGTAGACCGTAATGGTGTTTATGTTTCAATGGCAGGTGAAGTTATCTTCGCTGCTGATATGTATAGAGAATCAGATATTGATATTGATGTTATCATTGAAGGTGATAAACCACTTGCACTTAAAAAGGAAATGGCGCAGCTTGCAGAAGACCTTAATGGTGAAGCAATTGCAGTTCTTGATGTTCCTTTTGAAAAGGCTGATGTTAATAGTATCGTAGAATGGACTCAAGACGAGCTTCTACTTTCAAGTAGCTATGCTGCACTTTATCATAACAGAGGTTGGATTTATGATAAGTATAGCGGTACATATCGTTGGGTTGCTCCGTCTGGTGCAGTCGCAGGTATCTATACACTAACAGATAAAAATGATTATCCTTGGTTTGCTCCGGCAGGTATTAATCGCGGTCTGCTTCCTGAATGGTTAAATATTCGTGAGAACTTCCGTATTGATAAACGTAATACACTTTATGCTAACAGAGTAAATCCAATTGCAATCATTAATAGCGCAATTGCTGTTTATGGTCAAAAGACTCTACTTGACAAAGTTAGTTACCTTGATCGTGTTAATGTTCGTAGACTTCTTGCTTACCTAAAACGTAGGTCACGTAGACTAGCAGAACAGTTTGTATTTGAATTCAATGACGAATTCACACGTTCACAAATGAGTGGTATCTTTAACCAATTCTTGCAAGATGTATTAAATAAGCGTGGGCTTGAAGAATTCCTTGTTGTTTGTGATGAAACTAACAATGATGCTACAGTTCGCGAAAACAATGAGCTTTATGTTGATCTTTATGTTAAGCCAACTGCTGTTGCTGAATTTATATATCTACGATTCTTTGTGACAAGACCAGGTATTGATTTACAAGAACTTGTGACAAGAAATCTTCCTTAATAAAGGAAAGATATAATGGCTAGTGATTATTCACTAACACACTTGAGAAATAAAATAAAGGATATTGCTAGACCATACAACTTTAAGGTTGAGTTTTCGGGTGGATGTTTTAGCAGTATACAAAATAGTGACGTTATTATAAAGTGTAGGTCTGCTAATTTTCCGGGTCTAATAATAACTGATACTAATATTAATTTGTCAGGATTTAACTATAAGGTTGCAGGTGTACCGAACTATAATCCATTTAGTTGTCAGTTTATAATTGATGATAAATATAAGATTATGGAAGATGTGCATGATGCTCTTGAGAAGATACATAAGTTCAGTGATGGACCAAAGTTTTTTCCACCAAGTAAGTATATGGGTGAGGTAACACTAAAAGCTTTAGATAATAGTAAGGCTGATGCATTTACTTATACTTTAGGAATGGCTTTTATAACTCAAATAGGAGACATTGGATACAACCACGAAACTAAAGATACACCTCTAACATTTGATATGACTATTGCTTATTCATATTTTACAAGAGAAGGTGGTGGAAGTGGTTCTGGTGGTTCTGGTGAAAGTAGTGGTCAGGCTGCTAACGAAGGTCAAGGTCAGGGTGGTGGTAGCAATTATGG